CGGTATGGCTGTCATACCAAGTACCCGTGAGTCAAACTAAAACCTGCAGGTCCGGTGGACGGTTGGGCAGGGGCCAGATCCACGCCGGGACATGCGTTTACGTCAATCGGCTCGATGGTCTCAACCACCCTGAACATTTCGGCCCCATCGATCAAGTCCTGAAGGTCGGACTTGGAGTCAAGCATCTTGGGAGTGATCTTGGCACCGTCGGTTGGGAGGGCGCCGGCAATGTTGTCCATGGCCACCTGGGTTTCGTGCTCTGCGGTCTTGTCGCTGATCCCGTTAGGTGATTTCCGGATCGTGGCGTCACAGATCGCGGGTCGAAGGTCGAGCGACATGTTCAAGATGCCGTTCTCGAACGTGATGTCACAATCGGCAATTAGCAAGAAGTCTTGGAAATCTGCTTCTTTCTGCTGAATCCACTGGCGGCGCATGAGGCCTTCAAGCGGGGGCATACCACTGGCCTTAACGGCTTGCGCCCGTTCTGCGAAGCGCTCAGCCATCTTCTGAAAGGAAGCAATCGTCTCGGGAGTGTTCATCAGATACTCGTCCCTATTTTTTTGACTTGGGTTTATTCTTCATTCTCTCGGCTTCCTCTTCCCTGAGGCGAAGAAGTTCCTTACGGGTGAATGTGTCGAAATGGGTTCGCTGGATGCTGCCCATTATTTGAAGCGATCCTTAACGTGGTCAATCGGGGTGTCGCAGATATTGCAGAACCCCTCGTATCGCCTCACCGCTACACCGCCCATAAAGTGGCGCACGCACGAAGAGCACTTCCAGTAGGAGTCTTTGGCCCAGGTCTTAGGCTTCGACAACTTCGGCACCAAGGTCGATCTCGACACACTTGTCAATCAATGCGGTGAGGTCCGCAGCGTTGGCGGTCTGCAGGGTGGGCTTTGCCCGATCGCCAGCGAAGCCCTTCCAGAACTCACCCAACGCGACCTTCTGGTCTTGGTCGAACTTCTCGGTGAAACTCTTGAAGTTGCCCCACAACTGCTCAATCGCGGGATCAACATCCACCTGACCCTGTTCATGCAGGAGCGCTTCCTCCGAACGGGACAGGTAAAGGCCCACGCCCAGTCGCGTGGCTGCCTTCTTCAAGGCATCAGATTCCGCCGTCTTGTAATCGTTTTCGAGAGCCACAACATCACCGGTCTTCCTTGACCGGTTGATCTCCGTGCCTCCGTGGGCCTCCATCTGGACTGTGTTCCCATCTATGTTTGCTGTAAGGCACACATGGGCGATGATGTAATCCGGCTCAAGGAGATCACGCGTGCAGGTCTTGGTCTGAAAGGACCAGTTCCCTACGCCTAATACGTCATTAAGCCGGGCCATCACTTCACTCACGGGAACAAACTGGAACGACACTCCACCCTTATTCAGGGTCCCCTCCACTTCGGGCGGGAACGGTTCGGAAAGTCGCTTAAATTGATTCATACTGCTTCACCCCTTCTAACTATGATGCTTATTTTTGGCTCGGACGCATTGCAATAATTATCTGGATTAAGTCCGATCTTATTTAACTCACCAACTCGCCAATATGACGGCTGAAGATAGTCGAGAAATTGCACCATCATTTCCCTCGGCGTTAGCATTACTTCGCCGGTTTCCATGTCGATTGATGACTGGGAAATGCGGTCAGCCACATCCGCAGCAAGATCCTTATGGCGCCATCCGGATCGGTTGGATGCCATCTTGCGTTCGATCTGCGCCCCATCTCTCAGGCCGACGATCTGGTTACTGTCCATGTAGTCGCCGAGCCGGTTGGCCAGCGTGTCGTAAACGGTGGCCATGTCTCGCTTGGCGAGATTCATCTCAAGCAGCAGTTCGGCCATCTCATCGACCTCGCGGTCGATGTCGGTGAACGCCTTGATCTTGAGATCGATCTCCGCTAGGTGGTCACGAAGTGCACGAACATCATCAGGTGTCATTGAGCCTCCGGGCATTAGGTGGGGAGGGGGATTTCAAACTACAATAGCGGCTCGTTTGCGCTGAGGCAAGCCTATGCCCGTGACGTGTGAGAAGGCTCCCGTGGCCGAGTCGACCTGATCGTCATGGGCGCAGGCCTCGGGGAACGCCGACACCTCATCCAGCCAATCGGTAAGCCACTTACCCCTCACGAGACGCACGTTGCCGTTGGCCACGGCTGCAGCGAACGGACGAGCCCTGGTCACCTTGTCGCCGGTAGCCCTGATGCCCATGAGGTCAAATCCCGGCAAGACGTACCGGGCATACTGATCGATAAGCGCTTTGCCTGATGAGCCGGGCTCTTGCTCTATCCGGATCGGCACAGAACGACCATCCTCGTAAGCCGTCTGGGCTATCAGGTTCTCAATGTCCTCGCCCTTGCCTCGATGCCGTCTCACATCCAGAACGTAGGAAATGCCCTTATCGAACAACATGAGGGTGCCAACGGTCCAGTCGGGATCCGGATTCGATTGGCTCGGCTCGGTTGCCGCCAAATCCCAGAAGCGCACGGCTCGAGCCATCGGGCTAAGTGTCGGCACCTCGTCGTTTTCCATAATCACAATTGACTCACGGTCGAACATCGTCCCCAGGGTTGTGGACCACCAGTCGCCCTCTTCGAGGCGCTTCCGCTCCACTGGGTCTAGCGCCTGCAGCGACCGCCGGTACGAGTCGGCATCAATGCCGGGGTTGTCTTCGAGTTTGGATGGAACGAAGATGCGGTTGTTGTCGTCCCCCTCAACGATGAAGCGCTGTCTGACCCAATTGGGAGCGGGGTTTGACGCTGCCCTCATCCTCAATGGGACTTTGGAAACAGGACCCGACGCCGGCCGACGCAAACGAGAGAATAGGTACCGGTAGTCGTGCTCCCTGATCTCGGTGACCTCGTCCATTCCGATGAACTGGAACTCAGCGCCCTTGTACCGTAAATAATCCTGTGAATTGTTTAGATAGCCAAATGAAATTCTCGCCCCGGACGGGAACGTTGCGACGTAAATAGAGCCGTTCCATCTGATCTCCTCGATTTCCGAAATCCATGCCGAAAAGCGATCCATGATGGCGCCAGGGAGCGCAAGGTCGGCATAGGTACGACGGAAGATGATGGCGTTGTAGCCGGGTACATCCACATACTGAAGTGCCGACATGAGCAGGGCCGAGGATTTGCCGCCCCCAGCCGCACCGCCAAAGAGTGCCTCAAGGGCGTAGGTGCGCAAAAAGACCTTCTGCGTCAGCGACGGCTCCTCCGGACAATACGGAGAGTCCTTCGGCTGGAGAAATTCTAGGATTTCGTCCCAATCAATCACAGGTACAACTCCAATCCTTATACATTGTAGACGCGCTGGTACGATAGGGTAGCGCCCATGTCGCCAATGGATTGGTTGCGCTTGGTGCTGAATCGGGCAAATGCCGCAAATGTCCTGATGGTATCCTTTATTATATTCACCAGTATCGGTGCGTGGATGATTCGCCCCTCCGTGGGGCTTATAGTCGCTGGCGTGTCATGCGGGGTCCTTGGCTTCCTACTAGGTCTTGAGTAAATATGGCTTGGAACTCTACACAGAATAAGAGTCTCGGCAATACGAGCGTTAAGCAAGTTATTGGTCCTGGAGCGCCTGTTGCCCAAAACCCCAATTTTGCTGGCCGGGCGTATCGCGACCAATGGGACATCGAACAGGCTTACCGTCAAGGGGTACAGAAGGTCACCTGGGTCGCCAGATGTATCGACGCCATCGCCGGCAACCAGGCTCGCCTGCCCGTCATCCTTCGGAAGGACAACTCTCCAGACGGGGAAATCGTTAAAAGTAAGAAGATGAATAAGGATTCGATCCTTAGCATACTTAATACAAAATCCAATATTGGGGAAAACTCGTTTATCTTCCGATACCGCCTCTCCTCCCAACTCCTTATGGGGACCAGAGGTGCGTTCATTGAGAAGTTGCGGGGACGTGACGGGCGGATCATCGGACTCAACCTGCTGCCACCACAATCCACCGCCCCCATTCCGCATCCCAAGTTATTCGTAGCCGGCTACGAAGTGCTGATGCCGGACGGGACAAAGGTCATCATGAAGCCGGACCAGGTGGTTTGGATCCGACGTCCACACCCGTTGGACCCGTACCTCTCGCTGACCCCCATGGAGTCCGCGGGCGTGGCTATCGAAATTGAGAACCTCGCCAAGTTGTACAACCGTAACTACCTTCTCAACGACGGCAGGCCGGGCGGGCTGCTTGTGGTTAAGGGCGAACTTGACGACGACGACAAAATGGAATTGCGGAGTCGCTTTAAGGCGAACCTAGGAACGGTTGGCTCGACAACGGTCATCGCGTCAGATGATGGGGTTGATTATGTCGACACGTCAGCCAGCCCCAGAGACGCCGCCTACATACAGATGCGTCAGATCACCAAAGAGGAAATCCTGGCCGCGTTTGGCGTTCCGGAGTCTGTAATCGGCAACGCCGCAGGTCGAACCTTTAGTAACGCTGGTGAGGAAATTCGGGTCTTCTGGAGCGAAACGATGATGCCCCACCTGGAGCATCTGGCTCGTGCGTTCGACGATCTGGATGACAAGCATTACGTCGACTTCGACATCAGTGATGTTCCCAGCCTGACCATCTACGAGCAGGAGCGGAGCCGCTACGTCCTGCAGGAGTTCCAGTCCGGCCTGATTAGCGCCAACGAGTACCGCGAAGCATCTGGCCGAACAATCGTCCATTCAGACTTGGGCGACTCGTTGCTTCAAAACCCGAACCTCACTCCGATTGCCAACACCCATAAGGCGATGGAAGCGCCCAGCGCCGAAATGGGTGGCGCTCCGCCGGGGGGTATGCCCCCACCGGGTATGCCGGGCGCACCACCAGTAGGACCCGGGGGCCCACAGCCAGAGCCAGGAATGCCGCCGGGACCAGAGGCACCACTTGACCCGAATACCATGCAGGGTGCAATTGCAGCACAACAGGGCCAACCGGCACCGGGACAGATGTCAGGC